GAGAATAGACCTAGAATACTTAAGGGTGGCAAATGGCTGATATTAAGATCATAGTAGATTCCTCTGACGTTGCTACCGCAACAAACAGGGTCGATCAGTTAGGGTCGTCTGGTACAGTAGCGCAAAAGGGCATTGATAAAGCCTCAAGAGGCATGAACCAGTTTGGCGCTGTTGCTAAGAATGGCGGCAAGAAGCTAAATACCTTTAACATGCAAATCCAACAAGGTGGCTATCAACTACAGGATTTCGTGGTTCAGTTACAGAGTGGCACGAGCGTCTTTACAGCTTTTGGTCAACAGGGTTCGCAGTTTGCTGGGGTCTTTGGCCCCAAAGGTGCTGTCATCGGCGCTGTAATTGCCATCGGCTCCGCTGTAGGTGGTATGGCTTACAAAATGCTGACTGCATCCAGTGAAGTTAAAGATTTCAAAGGTCAGATGGACGACTTGACCACAGCTTTAAGTGATTATGAAGCTGTTTCAAATCGTATAGCAAATGATGCTGCGTTATCTGGAGAGTTCGGAAGGCTGTCGGATAACGCCAAAAGTATCCTCCAGTCAATAAGAGAGCTTAACAACATATCGTTGAAAGATATGCTGGGTGAGTTTGGAAGCCTCGGGGAGATAAAACTAGAAAAAGTCACGCTTAGAGACCCAACCAATAAGGAAGGATTTCTGGGGCTGCTCGGACTTAATACCAAAGAGCTTGAAGTCTTTGGGGCCAAGCAAATTAAAAAGGCAGCGGATTTTCTTCAGCTTGAAGACACTGGCTTGAATTACGGAGAACAGGCGTCTGAGGCGCAAAAGTACCTCCGGCTAGTGATGGCTATTCAACAGGCTGAGGATTTAGAGGGCCGGGTTGGCCCAGCGAAAGAGCTTAGTGACTATCTAGCTGAGATGGTCAACACTCGTGATCTTGATGTAGATAAAAGAAAAGAAATCTTAAGGTTACAAAAAGTCCTGCTTAAGATAACAGAAGCTCAAGCCAACCTAGAGAAACCCGCAGCAGATGCAAAGACAAAGGCTGAAGAAGAGTACCAGAAGCGTTTAGCTAGAACCAGAGTCCTAATGGGTAAACTGGTGGCAGAACGCAGGGCAGCGGCAGCGGCGGAAGCAGAAGAAGACCGCCTAGCGAACATACAAACTTTAGCTGACGCTGAACGTGACTTGTTCAAAAAGAACCTTGCGTATGAAAAAAATCAGAAGGCGCTTGATGCTGCTGGTGATAAAGCCATACTAGATAACCAAGCTAATGCTGAACTTGAGTTATCTCGTACTAACGATGCCTATGAGAAAATGTCTGACGCGGAAAGACAAAAAAGGCTAGACGAGTTAAACGATAAAGTTGAAGAGATGGCTGAAAGGCTGTCGATCCCATTTGCAGCAGCTTTAGGTTTAATACGTCAAGCTAAAGAAGAAGCTACGGTTGGCCTTGATGCTTTTGGTGGCTCCGGCTCTTTCAAGTATGGCGGAAGTCAAACATTTAAGCCAGACCCCGAGAAAATCAAGAGGGTTAAGAAGTCAGACCTGCAAATCCTGAAAGAACAACTGCAACTAGAGAGCGCACTTGTTGGTCAAACAGAAGCTAGACAAAGGGTCCTACAAGCCCTTGGTGTTAAGTTTGTAGAGGATAACCCGAAGACTGTCGCTGGTCTTGAGGAGCAAATTAACAAGAACCTTGAGCTAGTACGGATAGAACAAGAGCGTATAGACCTTGCTAACACCATAGGTTCAGCTATGGAAGATAGCTTAATGTCTATGGTAGATGGCACTAAGTCCGTCAAGGATGCCTTCCGTGATATGGCTGCTGATATTGTTAAGCACCTCTACAAGGTTCTTGTCGTCCAGCAGATGATAAATGCCTTTGGTGGCATGATGTCAGGCTCTAGCAATGCCTCTATTGCCAAAATCGGGGGCGCACTGGAGAGCTACGACAATGGTGGTTACACAGGTAATGGCCCACGCTCAGGTGGCTTAGACGGCAAGGGTGGCTTTATGGCAATCATGCACCCAAGAGAAACTGTCGTAGATCACACTAAGGGTCAGCAAGCTAATACCAACGGCCCTACAATAGTTCAGAACTTCAATTTCTCAGCTAATGGTGACGACAGCGTTAAGAAGATCATCGCTCAAGCTGCACCTCAGATCGCACAGATGACTAAGAACTCAATGCTTAATGATCGCCGTAGAGGTGGCACAACTAAAGCTGTCTTTGGTTAAAGGAACAACAATATGGCACTAAGCTACCCATTAGCTACACCAACGTCTATCGGGATTGAGAGCATTGAGCTAAGGGCAGTTAATGCTGTAGCTACCTCTCAGTCCCCCTTTACCTATAAGCAACAGATCATTTCCCACGGTGGACAGAAGTGGGAAGCCTCAGTTAGTATTCCCTCGGTACATCGTGATAAGGCTGCACAGTGGAAGGCACTACTGGTTGGACTTAAGGGTCAAACTGGTACGTTCCTCTTAGGTGATCCTGACTATGCTACACCACAGGGTACAGTTAGCTCATGTACACTCACAGGTAATGCTGGAGATGAAACTGTTACTGTCGTTATGACTGGCACATTACTGGCGGGTGACTATATTCAGCTTGGGTCGGGGGCATCGGCTAAACTCCATCAGGTACTCTTAGATAAAGACGGGGGTGGTAACTTAGAGATATGGCCAGCGTTACGATCTAACTATACGAGTGAGCCAGTTATCTTTAATGCACCAAAGGGTGTCTTTAGGCTTGCTAACAATGTGACCTCATGGTCAATCAATAATGCGTCAACATATGGAATATCGTTTGAGGCTGTTGAAGCTCTCGTGTAATAAGGAAATACCATGTCAAGAGACCTAACCTCGGCTACAGTAACTTCAGTAGAACAACCTGAAGTGTTTCCGTTCTTTGCTGTTGACCTCATGTTTGATGGTAATCCTTTGTACACTTGGACTGGCGTAGGAAATCTTACTGTAAGCGGAAGAAATTACACTGGCTTAGGTCAACTCTTAAGTGTCTCAAGCATAGAAGAAACGCAGGAGATGTCCGTTAAGGGGGCGACAATAACTATAACTGGTATCCCAGTGCACTTAATCAGTTTGGCTCTCACGCAGCCTTATCAAGGTCGTGTGTGTAATATTTATTTCGGGATCATGGGCGAGAATGTATTAAATCAGGTCTTCTCAGGTTACATGGATCAGATGAACATCGAAGAAGCTGGAGATACAGCCACTATTGAGGTGGCTGTTGAGAACAAACTGATTGACCTTGAGAGAGCTAGAGTAGCTCGGTTTACCTCTGGTTATCAGAAATCAGTTTACCCCGGTGATCTTGGGTGTGACTTTATTGAAGACCTACAGGACAAGAAGATTTCTTGGGGTCGGGCAGAAAGTAATGGTTAAGTATCAACAAGAGTTTCTAGGCCAAGTGCAATCCGACATAGAACCTTTGATAGAACTCCATTGGGAAGAGATAGCACTAAACCAAGATAAGATTAAGTTAAACCCTGACTGGGACGCATACTCTGATTTAGAGACACGGGGTAAACTTAAGATATTCACAGCTAGAGAAGATGATAACCTTGTCGGGTACTTTGTCGTTATCTTAGGTACTAACATCCACTACAAAGATCATGTGTTTGCCAGTAACGACATCATCTACATGCACAAAGACTACCGCAAGGGTTTCGCTGGTATCCGCTTAATCAAGTTTGCTGAGAAGTGCCTTAAAGAAGATGGAGTATCTGTACTCCTGATTAACACAAAGACACATAAACCTTTTGACAAGGTTCTGGAACGGCTGAAGTTCAAGCCTATTGAACGTGTATATTCTAAGTTTATAGGGGACTGACATGGCTATAACTGCCTTAGCAACGCTTGCTAGTGGTGTTACCTATACCGCAGCCGCTGGTTTTGCATTTTCCATGACTATGGGTACTTTCTTGACCAACCTTGCCCTTGGTGCTGCACTTAAGGCACTCACACCTAAGCCTTCTATTGGTGGAGCTAACCGTGGCTATCAAACTACAGCTATTGGCACAGCACTAGACCATCAGATTATCTATGGTAAGGTTCGTGTTGGTGGCGCTCGTATATACGATGAAGCCACAGGTGAGAATAACAAGTACCTACATCGTGTTGTTGCTGTCGCTGGACATGAGATACAGTCCTTTGATGAAATCTACATCAACGATGAGATTGTAGCACTAGACGGTAGCGGAAATGTTACCTCCCCAAGTAAGTACAATGGTAAAGTCCGTATCAAGTTACACTTGGGTTCACCAAATCAAACTGCTGATACCTTCCTTGTAAATGAGTCTGCCCACTGGACTACTGAACATAGGCTCCGTGGTATTGCTTATATGTATATACGGTTAGCCTTTGATGCTGATGTATTCCCCAATGGTATCCCTGAGATCACAGCTACCATCAGTGGTAAGAAAGTCTATGACCCTCGTACATCAACGACAGCATGGTCAGATAACCCAGCTTTATGCTTGAGGGATTACCTAACGTCCTCTTATGGTATAGCTGAAAAAACCGCTAACATTGATGATGCTTTGGTTATTACTGCTGCTACTGTATGTGACCAGACTAATACAGATGCGGGTACAACACGTTATACTTGTAATGGTGCTTTCACTACATCTTCTACACCCTATGACATGATAAATGCCTTCTTGACTTCTATGGATGGTAGCTTGTGGTATGCTCAAGGTAGCTGGAGAATGAAGCCAGCGTATTGGACTGCACCTGTACTTGATCTTAATGAGGATGACTTACGTTCCAGTGTCAGTGTATCCACACGTCACTCCCGTAGGAATAACTTCAATACTGTCAAGGGTACATTCCGTGGTGAAGAAAGTAACTGGCAGACTACAGACTACCCACAAGTAACTAGTGCAGCATTTGTTGCCGCTGATGGTGGACAGGAGTCCGTAGCTGATGTTGATCTACCATTTACAGATAACTCCATTGAGGCTAGGCGCATTGCTAGAATTTCGCTGGAGCGTAACCGACAGCAGCTTACTGTTAATGCTTCCTTTGGGCTAAAGACACTTCAAATACAAGTTGGTGATAACATCCGCTTGACTAACTCCCGCTTTGGTTGGAATAACAAAGAGTTTGAAGTTATCGCTTGGAACTTTGGCCTTACGGATGGCCTTGACCTACAGACACAGATGACCTTACGGGAAACTGTTGAATCTGTATACGATGAATTTGATGATGGTGTCGTCTACGAAAGAGATAACACAACCCTCCTATCACCCTTTAGTGTTCCCCCTGTCGGACTGTCTGTGGTAGCTGAGGCGATAATTAGCAACCAAAAAGTATCTAATATAGCTGTAGCTGCAGTTACATCAAGTCGCCCAGAGGGCATTGACTATGTAGAAGTAGAATACAAGCTGTCAACTGAATCAACCTACTCCTCTTTTGGTCAGGGAACGCTGGGTGAGTTTAGGGTAAGAGACTTACAAGTTGCTGACTATGACTTTAGAGCTAGGGCTGTAAATACCTTTGGCATCAAAGGTGAGTTTGAATATCTGCTTAATGTGGAAATTAACGCCTTTATTGGTGATCCTTCTGATGTTGCTAGTATTACCCATGAGTTATCTGGGGGTACATTGTTTCTATCGTGGCCTCCTATCACTGACGCTGACTTAAGCCACTATGAGATTAAACACAACTCAAACACAACAGGTGCTACTTGGTCTAACTCTACGACTATTATTGAGAAGATTGGTCGTCCAGCTACCTCAGCAACAGTTCCCGCACGTTCTGGGACTTTTCTTATTAGAGCTTACGACAAAGAAGATAATTTTAGTGTTAACCCAACTACAGTT